GCTGCTGTCTTACCACCTTTTGAGCCACCCCAGTTGTAAACGAAGAATATTCTTTGCTTTATGATCCGCAGGAGTGGTGCTGTAAAACTGGCGGCCAGTATAAATCTGAATTTATCCCTTGCCCTGTGTGGTCGCATAAGTTCGAGCCACTGTTTAAATGTTCCACTCTGGCAGTATGCCGATGCCATTCCTCGCTGCGATGGGTCGATGTCGAGGACGATGTCCTTGTCGAATCCCGGTATAAATCGTTTCTGGGTCTGCCACCCGAATGTACTTGTGGAGTCTGCTTTCTTGATGATGTCGATGTTCTCTGCTTCCAGTGCTGATAAAAATGCCACCACGTGCTTTGCGTTCTCCGATGTGACCGTGCATCCTAAGTCTGCCAGTGCTGTGATACCTCTGGCTGTGAAGATGGTGCTTCGTGGGTATATCGCCTTGTGCCATACTCCATCTCTCTTGAATGCTATCTCCATCTTTTCTTCCCCGGTTTCCATGCTCTTTAATCTCTGGGTCAGAATGATTGGTGTCCTGCATACCATGACTGGTGCATACTTTTTCTCATCTATCCTGCTGATTCCCTTTTCGGAATAAATCCACCCTTCCGGCTGTCTGAGGTTTACTGGTGCTCCCTCGACTGCTTCCGGGATATTTTCTTCATCTATGTCTATCTGCTCTGCGTTCTGAATTGCTTTCAGAATCTTCTTGGCCGCTTCTTCCTTGCCATATTTCATGTAGACCTCGGACGGGTCCTTGCATCCGATTGACTGACAACTCCATTTGTAAACTTCCCCGATGAATTTACCGTCTTTCAGTGCTCTGGTTACTTTACGCAGGAATGTTTCCCCGCCTTTGTCCGGCTCTACGTGGATGTATAATTTCAAATCCTGCAGGCACTCTGCCCATTCTGCTCGCATCATGGATGCTCCCGGTACTCCGAGGGTTGATATCTCCATGTACCACATGGACTGGCTGTCGCTTTCTCCCTCTACCAGTGCTGCGTAGCCTGCCTGCTGAATGGATTCCAGTTTCCACATTCCATACATACAGAGGTCTTTGCCTGCTCCGTATTTCCATCTGAATTGTTTCTTGCCATACCTCTTTCGGTATGTGGCTTCGCTACGATCCGCTCTGAAATATGGAATATATATGTACTGGACTCCACTTCGGTCTTTCTTGGTCTGCAGGCAGCATTGGTCTTTGAGCCATTCTTCCGGCAGTCGCTTCTCGAACGCATACTGTTGGACGGTGTATGATTCCAGTTCATCCTTCGGCTTTGGTTTTTCCTCCGGCTTGCTTTCCACTCCATACCGTTCCAGTATCTGCTTATAGGCTTCCTTTGTATCCAGTCCGTTCAGTTCTGCGTAGAATGTTACGAAGTTGCCACCCCTGTCCTCTGCATGGCATTTCCACTGTCCTGTCCTTAAGTCAACCGAGAATGAGTTGTTTCGGTCGTCATGGAATGGGCATAAACCTGTGAGGTTGTCGCCTGTGATTTTGTGCTTTTTAATTGCAGAGCAGTATTCAGTTTTATAATCTACTAAGCGGTCAAGTTCGACCTCTGCTGCCTGCATATTATCTCTCCAATCTATCTTCCATGATTCTCTGTACGTCCGCTTTTGTGAGGTACTGCACGTTTCCCTTTATGCGGAGGACTTCGGTCATGTACTTAATCTCTGCCTGCATTCCCTCGCTGACGACTCCGTCCACGATTACTACGTGAAATGCTTCGCACTGTTCCATGAGTCGTTTTCCTGCTTCCATTCCGAAGTATCGCTCTCTTGGATTGTTGTCATCCACAAATCGTGGGAAGTAAAGGTGTGGTGCGATTGGTATTGCCCCGCCCTCTACGACTTCCTGGCATACCCACTTTGCTACTTCGATGTTTTTTGCCAGTTCTTCTCTGCTGTCTGCTCTGTATCGTGAGCATATATAAATCATTGGCATAAGTGCCGGATTTCTGTTCGTGATGTCGTTTGCGATGCACTGTCCTGCGTATTCCCATGGTGAGAAGATGTCATCTCGGAATATGGTGTCATACAGTGGCTCGCCTCCTGCGATGTCTGCCACCTCATCCATCTGGATGTATTTCTTGGATGGCTGCTTTGAATTTTCTCTAAAGTGTAAAAATGTTTCTTTGTCGATGCGTTCCCCTACCTGCAGGCATTCCTTTGCAGGTGTGGTGTGCCAGTCTGCGAACAATGGTTTCATTGTGCTACCTCCTTGCTGTTTTTCGGAGGGACAGGGTCGCCCTGCCCCTCGCTCATAGGTCTGTTAAAATGGCAGATTGCCCTGCTGTCCTTCCGGCACTTCCATAAATTCTCCACCGTCCACTGGTGCCGCACCTGTGTTGTAGTCGGATTCATCCACTACTGGGATGTTTCTTGTGGTAGCTTTGATTGTGGCCGCCATTGCCTTGGCTTCCTCTTTCTGCTCTGGTGTCAATGCACTAACAAATGCGAAGGCTGCTCTGGAGTAGGTGATTCCGTCATTGGATTTCTCTTTCTTGAGTGTAATCTTGGTTACGCAATCCCAACATCTCATGCCCTTAAGGAGTACCTTCTTGCCGATGTAATCTCTCAAATACTTGAGGGATGTCGGTGGTAATGCGAGGATGAGTGGCACTGGGTTGCCTTCCTGCAGGATGTAACATCTGTGGATGTTCTTGCAGGCTTTTCCTGCTCCGTCACTTCCGAACTGGTTGTGTGGGCAGTTAGCACAGTTGTGGATTTCTCCTGTTTCTCTGTCTACTCCCTGCTTGCCATCGTAAGAAGAGCAGTCCGGCTGTTCGTTGCCGCCACTGTACTTTTCTTCCCAGTATGCGTTTACCGGGTGATGGTCTAAAATGACACCGACTAATTCCTGCGAGGTCACTGGGTTGTCCTCATCTTCTCCCGGAAGTTCAAAGGCTAAGCCGCCCCCGGACGGAATCTTCACTCTCTCAAACGGGATACTTCCCAGTCCGTCCATTTCTTCTGCGATGGCTTCTGCCAGTTCGCCTGCGATTGTTACTAACTCGAATTTCTTATCTGCTACTGCTACTTCGTTTTTGCCTGCCATGGTCTTATTCCTCCTCTGCATCTTCTTCTACGGTTTCTGCTTCCTCGAAACCATCGCCCTGCTGATCCGCTTCATCTTCCTCTAAGTATTCCTCTATCGGTGTCGGTTTCTCTCCGTAGTAGAGGTCGTTGAGGATTCGCTGTGACTGTGCTGCCAGTTTGATTGCTTCGACTGCAATCTCTGCGGCTGAGTTGTAAAGGCTGCCGACTACATTCAAAATGTCGCCCTCGCCACTTGGCAGGAGTTTCAGCATTGTCTGCATATCTCCGTTTGCCATTTTTACTTTCTGTCCGAGTGCCGAGTATCCTTCTGCTGCGATACCGTATCCCTCATGTTTGTTTCTTACCTGCTCCGGGTGATTGTATTCCATCATCTGACCCAGTGCGAATTTGATGATTGTCTGCACGTTGTCCTTTAGACTGCGGTCGCTCTCCAATGTGGTGTCGAGCACCATCTGCTCATAATCTTTACCCATGATTTATCCCTCCTGTGATGCTTTAGCTCTTGCGAGTGCCTGCATTGCTGATTTACTTGCTTTTCTCTTGTTGATTCCCATTTTCGGGAAGATGTTTAAGCACTTAGCCAGTTCTTCCGGCATTTCTTCTCCTTCTGGGAGTTCTTCCACATATGCTCTCATTGTGGACTTGAGTGTGCCTGCATTGACGGTTTCCTTGATGATGTCGCCCATGCCCTGCTCTCTTAAGACATCGAAGAACACGATACCTTCTTCTGATTCCAGTCGTGCCAGTTCTTCCTCTGATTTCTTGGAGTACATGGTTTCCTGTTTCAGACTGTAATTGAAACCGTCCACGATAGTGCTTGGCTTCTCGTTATCAATCATCATCTGAACGATTTCTGCTGTGGCATCCTCGATTGCCTTGTTGTTCGCCTTTGTCGCTTCCTCCAATTCATCCTTGCGGTCGAGGAGTTTCTTGTATTCTCTGACCTTGGCATCTAAGATGGAATCGATTGACTGTAGTGTTGTTGGTGTTTCCATTTTGTTGCTCCTCCTTGTTTTTATATTTCATTTCCCCACGCATCCCAACCGTCACGCTCCGTTCTTGCGAAGAGTTCCAGTTTCTCTGCTTCTGGGAATAATGACTCTATCATTTGGTAGGCACATTCCGGCTTCTGGGAGTGCCTGCGTGATGATTCCCTCATCACTGTTGTAAATGCTCCACGCTTGCTCTTATCCGGGAGGATGATGTTTCCCTTCTTGTAAAACCACAGTAGGTACTCGTGTGAGAACCGAAGTGTGTATGCGGGTGCCGGTCCGTTGACCTTATCCCATATAATTCTTGCGTGGAGGCTGTATCCGAGCATATCCATGATTTTCTCTGCATCCGGCAGGTACTTATCAATCGTCCACATGAATACGTTGTGTTTTTCGTTCATGAGGTTGCCAGTGACGTATCTATGTATTTCCATGATGCCTGGCACGTCCATGGTTTCGTATGGCACGGTCATTCCTGTGGAGTTTGGTCTTGCTGCTTTTTTTCCCCCTCTGCCCTGCTTCCATGGCGGGTCAGTGTAGAGGATGTCGTATTTCTTTTCTGGTTCGAATATGTTTACCTTTGCCATCTCATTGCTCTCCCCGGTATAATTTGTATTTAATGCTCGACTCCGAACGATTCATCATTTCTGCGATTTCTCGTATTGAGTACCCTTGATGCCGCAGGTACTTGAGCCTGTCCACTTCTGTCTGCGTCCAGTTGTATTTGTGTGGTATATCTTTCTTCCTTTTTCCTTGAACCAGTCGTACTGCATGAACAATGTGTCGTCTGTTACTCTGGACGCATTCCAGTCGTCTGGGTGCTCTCGCAGATATTTGATGATGTCTTGGTGTCGGTACATGATGTATGGACGTTTGCGTATTGCCTTGAGTCCTTTTCGCTCCCAGTATATGATTGTCCGATTCTCCACTCCGAGGATTTGTGACAGTGTGTTTCGTGTCAGCATATCCGAGTTATCTCTAAGGCCGCCTATTCCCAGTCGTTGTCTTTTTAGGAATACTGCGTTCGGAGTTCTTTCAAGTTTCCTTGCCACGGTGTCGAGTGGGTACTTCTCGGTCAATTCTTCCAGTAGTGTCAATTCCTCCTCCGTCCATCGCCTGCCTGCCATGTCGCTCTCCTAACTTCCATCAAAATTCGGCACAAATCTGGTGTCGAGCAGTTTTCCACATTTGGTGCATACCTTGTACTGGGTTTCCCCACCTAAGTGAAAGAATTTCGTCTGTTTTCTGAACCATTCTCCCTTATGGCGGCAGAATAACTGCAGTATCCATGGCTTTGGGTTGTTGATTCTGTTTTCCTGTTCCATTTCGCTCCTCCTAGAAGTAGTTTCTCCATTCATCAACGATGGTCTTTGCCAAGTCCTCTTTCTTTGCCAGTGCCTTCAGTATCGTTTCGTCCACCGTTCCCTCTGTTATCAGATGGATGTAGGTGCAGGTGTTCTTCTGACCGATTCTGTGGATTCGTGCAAGGCTCTGACTGTATGCTGCGTAGTTGAAGTTTACCGAGTAATACACGCAGGTGTCGGCCGCTGTCAGTGTGATGCCGAGTCCGGCTGTATCAATCTGGGCGAGGAATACCTTTGTTTCCGTGTTCGTCTGAAAGTCCTTTACAATGTCGCCCCTGTCCTCCAGTTTGATGTCGCCATAAATCGCACCGTAGCGGATCTTCTTTTTTTCCAGTAGTTTTCCGATGATGTCTATCTCTGGTCTAAATCTCGCAAAGACCACCAGTTTCTTTCCTGCATCAATGACGTAGTCGTCTATGATATCTTCCAGTGCGTTCAGCTTTCCTTTGCTGACCAGTTCCGGCTTGTCCGAGTCATCGGCTACTAAAAATCCACCAGTGAACTGCTGCAGTCGAAGTAGCTTTGTCAGCACGGTCGTGGCTGTTATCTGGCCGCCATTCTCCAGTTCTGCGAAGCTGTCACGTTTCAGCCTGTCGTAGATACCCTTTTCCTTGGTGCTCATGGTGATGTATCTCTGGAGGAATGTCTGCTCCGGCAGGTCGAGTGCTTCCTCTTTGGTCACTCGGTATGCGATGGAGTGTTCCTTCTGGATGAGTTCGTCCAAGTCACGGTATCCTACTATCTGGTGTCTGTTAAATCCACCCATGATTGCGTATCTGTTTCGGAACTGATAGAAGTTCGTTCCGAATATGGTCGGGTCTAAAAATCGGTACTGGCTGTATAAGTCGATGGCATTGTTCTGTACTGGTGTGCCGGATAATATCAGCTTGTACCTTGCCCTGTCGCCCAGTTTGTGCATCGCCTTTGACTGCTCTGCATCGTGGGTCTTTATTCTCTGTGATTCATCGCAGATTATCATGTCTGCATCCCAGTCGTAGAGTGCTTCAAAGATGCTATCTCTCCATGTGGATTCGTAGTTGATAACTGCGACCTTCAGTGCTTTGAATGGGAAGTTGTCGAGGTCGTTTAAGGCTTTGAGCCTTTTCGCCTTATCCCCCAGTAACACCTTTACGTTCGCTTTAAAGGCTGCGAATTCATCAAATTCTTTGGGCCATACCGAGCATACAGAGGTCGGTGCTACAATCAGCACTTTCTCTATCTTTCCTGCCTGGTATGCTGCTCCGGCTGTCGCTATGGCTGTGAGCGTTTTGCCGCATCCCATTTCGAAGAGGTATCCGAAGCCTTTATGTGTTTCCTGCATTGTTGCTCCTCCTGTTTTCTATGTTCCAAATCCTGCACCATTCGATTCCATTCCTGCTTCTGTTCCCTTGTGGCACTTGGATTGATTCGCTGTGGGTTATTCCTCATGTTCGTTTTCCTCCTGCAGTATCATGGCAATTCCCTCCATGACGAACATTGCATTTGGCAGTGCGATTCCATTACCCCACATCATGTATAATCCCGAATCGCTTGTCGGGTCTGCGAGCCATCGCTCTACCTGTTTTGCATCTTTCGGAAGTTGGATTCCTTTATCCCTGCCGACCAGTCGCCACCATTCTGCCCATACAATCATCCATTCTCTGATGATGGATGCTGTCGGGTTTTCGATTGCGAGTTTCTCTGTCCAGTCATCTGGGAAGCCTTGCAGTCTGCAGCATTCCAACGGTGTCAGTCTGCGTATGATATATTCCGGCTCTACCACGAGGTCTGTGTTGTCTTTGAAGTCACGAGCCTTTATCGCACTGGCTATTTCAGATTCCTTGTATTGTCCGAATGCCTGCATTGCATAGCAGAGTGCATCGGTTCTGTCTTGTGGGTGTGCAACTCCACCGGGTCCTTTGGCTACCAGTGTCTGTGCGACTTCCTCTTGGATGCTGATGTTGTACTGTGCGTTTGCTCCCTGGTTAAATGCTGCCCTGTCGATTGCGTATGCGACTCCGTGACGATCCGCTGCTGTCAGTGTGTACGCAGGTGCTCCCGGTTCTCCAACTCCCAGTCCGTTTCCTGCTCCGTCATCGTTTCGGGTGCCGCCGCCACCCTTGTTCCTTGTGGCTTTGTCTGCCACTGGTATCACTTTATTGTCCATTATCATCGGTACGTTGCCCCCCCCTGTTCCCATTTTCCCGGTTAGGGTAGGTACGATTCCGTCCTCTGCAATCGTGACCCTGCTGTCCTGCGGGTGGTTTTCCAAGACCACTGGCACGTTGTTTCCACCAGTACCCATCTTGCTGATGAGTGTCGGTGCTACGTCTATGGATTCATTGGCTATTCTTCTTCTATCGCTGATGTCATAACAGTGGACATTCGTTTCGCCTGTGCCACCAGTGCTTTGCGTAGTATCTCCGGCAGTTCCTTGCCACGCTTCTCTGCTCGCCTTAAAATTCCGAGACAAGCCTTCTCGCTCAAACAGTATTTTGGGTGCGGTGTTTCCTCCAAAATCTGCGACAAGGTAGATTCTCTTGCGACGCTGGGGCACTCCCCAGTATTGGGCATCAAACGTTCGCCAAGCGATGGAGTAAGTGTCGCCCATGATGCATCCGGCTGCTGTCCATTTGCTTTTCGGAGGGAGAGGAACAGTGGCTGTTTCGTCAACGATGCTGACGATTTCTTGGAGGACTGACTGGAAGTCTTTTCCCTTGTTGCTTGAGAATGCTCCGGGGACGTTCTCCCAGACCATGAACCTTGGTCTGATGTATTTGCCTGTTCTGCCATTTCTGTTATCATCTGCTCTCATCTCCTTTACAATGCGTATCTGCTCTCTGAATAAATTACTCCTGCTGCCATCGAGTCCGGCTCTCATTCCTGCCACGCT